CTACCAACAAGAAAATTTAATTTTGAAAACAAACTAACTCATAGCAAGGACTTTGTTATAAAAATAAAAAGTTTTTTTTTCTGGTAGCGACTTTTTCGGGGTAAAGATTTTTTTATTTTGCAGTACGATTTCTATATAATTTTAAAATATAATATATAATAATGGATACAGTATTTATAGTGGAAAATGACCATATAGGATCTTGGTATATAGGCAAAATTAAAATGAAATTAGGTCCTGACTATCTACCTGTATATAGAAGTTATACACACGAGAAACTGAATGAAATGTTATGTAAAAAATATACGGGATATGATACGCCGTATATTAATTTAGTTTTTTTAAACGAGTATCAATGTACATGTCATGGTATATTGAAATGGTTATCAAATATGGAACGAAAATTTAAACGTGATCCAGAAAAGTATCGTGATATTGAAACCCTAATAAAAGCTGGGTGGCACATTCACGATGCTACAGAATACTCAACTATATATGTAATAAACATACCCGAAGATACAACACCTGAGATATATGCAGACCTTAAACAGAATTGGGGGAGTCAAAGTCCTTATACCTTAAAATCATGTATAAATGTTACATGTCAGGAATACAAGGAAAAGTATCATAAAAAGAAGCAAAATTATAAATTTTTATTTGAAAAGGCTCGAAAAAATGTACTCTATAGAATGAATAAAGGGTATGTACCCAAAAAATCGACATTGGTTAAATATAACCTAAGTTGGTACGAAACATATACTTAAAACTAGACTAAAATGGAGGAACAATATAAACGTGCCGTATCCGTACTTAATGGTCAATTGTACCAACACCAAAAAGAGGGTTTATCATGGTTACTTTCCATGGAGAATTTATCAAAGGGACCAAAAGGTGGGTTTTTGTGCGATGAAATGGGTCTAGGTAAATCGATTCAGATGATTTCGACAATACTTGGAAACGTAAAAAAGAATACACTTATCGTTGTACCAAAGTCTATAGTCACACAGTGGAAGAATGAAATTACGAAATTTGCACCTTCCCTAAACGTGTTTATATACGATGGTCCGGATAGAACACAAGATCCAGATGATTTACTTAAATCGGATGTCACAATAGCGCCATATTCATTATTAACAGAAGATGCTATGATGCTTCATAGAATTAGATGGGGGCGCGTTGTGTTAGACGAAGGCCATGAAATAAGAAACCCGAGTTCGTCTAAGTTTAAGGCTGCGTGTAAACTCCATGCCGAACTTCGATGGATTTTATCAGGAACACCGGTATTTAATTCGATGAAAGATTTTGTAACGTTGTGTACATTTATTGGTGTTGATAGAAAACTTGTACAGGCTATGACATCTAGAGTTAAAAACTTATATATACTGAGACGAACGAAAGAGGATAATCCCATGCTCGAAATACCTGAGTGTAAATTCGAAAACATTGAGCTTGAGATGTATCCCGAAGAACGTGCGTTATATAAACATGCGTTTATCGAATCACAAGAAACCATCAAGGATATTTTTCGTTCAGCTATAAACGTGAACATGTATAATATGGAAATCTTCGAGTGTTTGTTACGTGCGCGTCAAACCATGATTTACCCGCAAATGTATATAGATGGGATAGCGAAGAAACGTGGTGATATACCAGAGTTTTGGGACGGTCGAATGAAGAAAATGGAAACCTTATTCAAACTTATTTCTGAACACCCCGATGAAAAAACACTCGTTTTTTGTCAATTCAAAAAGGAAATGGATTATATACGCGAAAATTTATCGTGTCCAGTATTTCGTATTGATGGTTCTGTACCAAAAGAAGATAGAGAAAAGCAACTGAAATTGTTTAATGAAGCATCCCATAATAGTGTTTTCCTTATACAAGTAAAAGCCGGTGGTCAAGGTTTAAATATTCAGTGTGCATCACGCGTCTATTTTACAGGGCCTTCTTGGAATCCTGCGACTGAGTTACAAGCTATCGGGCGTGCACATAGATCTGGACAGAAACGAACTGTATACGTAAAGAAACTTGTATATAAAGATACACCCGGGTACCCGTCAGTCGAACAGGCTATGATTTCGTTGCAAGGACATAAATCACTTTTATCAGCCGAGGTTTTACATGATGAACGGTTAAAAAATCAAATACCAACTGGAAACAAAACGAGGGATACCATATCCATTTCGGCTATTCGAAATATTTTCCGTGCTTAATGTATATACAAGATGCAAACATTTGGATCGAGAGCTGAAGTATTCCATGGAACTGCTTTAAAAACAACAGGCGGTCTTGAAAAAACTGACCTCACACAAGATAAATATGGGAAAATAGTCTCTAAAGCTGCGCGTAAAGCGGCATTGGCCAGAATGAAGGACGAAGGTAAAAAACACTTGGTAAAAGTATTCAAACCAAAAAAATCTGGGTTTGGGCTTCAACCAAAAGAGGGTACGAAAAAATACAAAACATTAATTAAGAAAATGTAATACTATAGTAAATAATGACGTTGTCTAAATGGAACGAGTCTGTTCGATTAGCCAAGATTAAGCAGGGTTTAAACCCATCTTCATATATGGAACTCAAAGGTAAATTGTTAAAGGAAGCACAGGCTATTTATCAAATATTATTATTGAATAGTTCTAAACTCCGATAAACTGGAATCCCTTAAGTCTCTGTGGTTCGTATACTACGAGCGAGTTAAGCTTCCATGTCATACCAAATTTTTTATTCAAAAAATATACACTATTCATCTCAACAACCGCCGTTCCCGATTGTCGAGAGTATAATCCATTATCAATAGTATCATATAACGCTGTTTTGTTTTCATCGTATACATGTGATTTTATTTTACCATCAAAGGTAGAATCGACTTTGACCCTAAATTTTGGTTCACGGTCGGGTGATTCTTTAATGTTTGAATTGAACATTAGTTTGAGTTCATCAACACCCATTTTTTTACCGAAAATTTTTTCACTTTGTTGGGAAACGGATTCAATCACTTTATTTTCAATTTCACGTAAAATTTCATAAAATTTCTTTACGTAATTTCCTTCTTCATCCCAACCTTTCATAGCAAAATCAATATTATATTTGGTTGCACCTACTTCGGGTGTAAATCCAGAAATACCAAACGGCATGTACATACGCGGAATCTGAAACTTCATAATTTCATTATCTGTCGTACATAAGGAAATTTTACGCCCATCGTATTCAGTAATTTTCAGGGAATTAAGGGCATTTGTAAATTTAAGTGCCATTATAATTATAAAGTTATATATATTAGAAACTTTAAGTTATGAATTTGTTTTTTATACGTTTACATGTTTGGTATATGTTAACGAAATATAAATTGTTTAGGCGGAACACATAGCACATTCTGCTTCAAGACTAAATTGAATTGGGCGCGCTTTAGCTTTACTTCGAAGATAATACATACCCGTTTTCAAACCTGTTTTCCACGCGTACATGTGCATAGACGAAAGTTTTGATAATGTAGGATTCTCGACAAATAAGTTCATACTTTGGCTTTGGTCTATGTATACACCCCTATCGGCAGCCATATCAATAATGGTTTTTTGACTCATTTCCCATACTGTTCTATATAGTTCCTTAATATCGTTAGGAATATCAATAATGTTTTGGATAGAACCACCGGCCTTAACCATGAGATCTTTCATTTCCTTAGACCAGAGTCCTCGTTCTTTCAAATCTTCGACTAAATGTTTATTAACAACGACGAATTCACCTGCAAGTGTTCGTCTCAAATAAATGTTTGTCGTATATGGTTCAAAACACTCGTTATTTCCCAAAATTTGTGATGTCGACGCAGTAGGCATGGGTGCAAGTAATAAACTGTTTCTCGTACCCTTTTTAATAAGTTCGCGCATAGCGTCCCAATCGTATCTTCCACTAAACTGTGGATCGCGTTCCCACATATCGAATTGGAGAATACCTTTACTGAAAGGTGAACCTTTGAATGTCTCATATGTCCCGTACATTTCGGCGAGTTCACATGACGATTCAAGTGATGCGTGGTAAATGGTTTCGAAAATGTCACGATTGAGTTTTCTCGATTCTTCTGAACCGAATGTCATTCTAAGCATGATAAATACATCCGCAAGACCCTGAACACCAATACCGATTGGTCGGTGACGCATATTTGAACACCTTCCATTTTCGGTTGGGTAAAAGTTTTTATCGATAACCTTGTTCAAGTTACGTGTAACCATTTTTGTGATGCGGTGCAACTCCTCGTGATTAAATTCTTTTTTCTCTACGTCGACATATTTAGGTAATGCGATTGATGCGAGATTACACACGGCGGTTTCGTCCTTATCCGTGTATTCCAAAATCTCTGTACATAAATTTGAAGATTTAATGGTACCGATATGTTTATGGTTTGATTTTTCATTACATGCATCCTTATACAACATGTATGGCGTCCCTGTTTCGCTTTGTGATTTAATGATCGATTTCCAAATCTCTGATGCTGGTACAACTTTCTTTGCAATCCCATCAGCTTCGTATTTCTCGTACAAGTCCTCGAACTCTTTACCGTAAACGTCTGCCAAACCACGCGCTTCGTCGGGACAAAACAAAGACCATTTACCACCCGATTCAACACGTTTCATGAATAAATCTGGAATCCACATGGCTGAAAAGAGGTCTCGACATCGTGCTTCTTCGTCACCTTGGTTGAGACGAATTTCAAGAAAATCGAGTACATCTGCATGCCATGGTTCCAAATAGACGGCAATTGACCCTTTACGACGACCAGCTTGATTAACATACCTTGCGGTTGAGTTATACACCCTAAGCATCGGAATAATACCATCAGATGTTCCATTTGTACCACGAATATGTGATTTATTCGCGCGAACGTCGTGAACATGTAAACCAATACCACCCGCCCATTTACTGATACGTGCACATTCCTTTACCGTATCGTAAATACCATCAATACTATCTTCCTTATTTGCAATCAAAAAACACGATGACATCTGTGGTCTAGGTGTACCAGCATTGAACAGAGTCGGTGTTGCATGTATAAACATACCCGTTGAAAGTGCTTCGTATGTTTCCAGAACACGATCAATATCATGACCATGAATACCAACAGCAACGCGCATATACAGATACTGAGGTGTTTCGATAATTTCACCGTCAATTTTTTGAAGGTACCCCTTTTCGAGTGTTTTTAAACCAAAATACCCAAAATCAAAATCGCGTTCGGGTTTAATCTCATCCTTAACTTTAGAAGAAACTTCAAGAACTTCGTGAGTTACAATACCTGCTTTATGAAGTTTACGCATGGCAATGTGAAAATTATTTGCTGCACGTTTTTGGATATTACTTGCTGTAATACGAGTTGCTAAAATTTCATAATCTGGATCCGATGTGATCATACCAATACAGATCTCAGCTGAAAGTGTGTCTATTTCATGAGTTTTGATACCATCATAAATAGATGAAAAGACTTGTTGAGCAATTTTGGTAACATCGACAGATTCAGAGAGTCCGTAATTTAGTTTTGATATCCTGTTGGTGACGTTATCAAATTTTACGTCTTCAACACGACCGGAACGTTTTGTGACTCTCATTATATAATATGTACAAATCTATTTTTTAACTTATTTGGAGCACGAGTGTCTAAAATCAGCACTTCTAATTGTTACTGGACCAAGAGTCTCAGCTAAACGATTGGGCTGGAGAAGAGACGAGTTAACGTAAAATTTACCATTAGCATCACCAACTTTGGCGACTGGTGGGTACGAAGCAACGAAACATTCTGGTGCTTTGCAGATTGGTTTCTCATAATTACATGGTTTAGTAGAATATGCTTTATCGAAATCGGCGAGGATTAACATTTATATTTACCAATACTTTTTTTCCAGGCCTATATTAAATGTGTGACGCTCTTCACATAAATTCTCTCAAACAGTGTCCAACTCCCCTGAACACTTTGTTCTTTTCGGAGTTCAATATGAATTTACTTCAGCGCGGCATCCGACAAACTTTTAGAGACAAAACGGGTGTTGCCATTGATTATCAAAACCCAAATGATTTATATAGTATCATGCGTGTTGTTTTTATTAACAATTCTGGTGACCCAAACACCAATGTCCAGGAACAGGTCAAGTATATGAACGGTATCGTGATTAAAACAGCCCTGGGTCAAATTCAAACGGGCGTTTCCCAGTATATGGGGTACGTCCACGATGTTGAAACACTTAGTGTACCAATTGATCGTCCTGTAAACACAACAACCTATGGTAAAAAGTTCGGTAAAAACGAAAAAATAGGGATATAATATAATTAACACGTAATTAGCATTAATTATAATACAAATTTTTGATTATGGTTTGTATTATGGTTTATTTTTTTAACATGTAGCCCTCAACTACAACATTTACGTTGGACGTTTCTGATACAATATTTACATTGGACGTTTCTTCTACAATTTCGTCGTCAACTGGAGCGGTCTCAAGTGAGGTTTCGTCTTCTTCTGGTACTGGTTCATCATCACCACCTGTAATGACTTCATCGACTGCATCAGGTGATGGTCCTATAATGACCTCTTCTACATCTTCCTCTTCTTCAACAACAATTTCGGGTTTGGGTTTGGGTTCTTCTGATTTTTTAAATACGAACTGGTATAAAAGTGCACTTATTATGATTATGGTTACAAGTGTAAAAAGTATAACTTTTGGATCCACCATGTTTTATATAGTATACTGGTATAAAAAATATATCTTGTGATATTATAAAAACATGAGTGAATTAATGCTCGATGATAAAACTACAATGGACGATACAAATCCATTTGTTGATTTCATGCC